ATGCCGATAGACTCGTTGTAACCTGGGTAGGCTTCGCTTGCGGGGGCTAGCGCATTAGTCGGCGCTCGCATACCGATGGACTCGTTGTAGCCCGGATAAGGTTCGCTTGCAGGCGCGGCGGCAGGCGCAGCGCCACCAGTTGGGCCAAGCAGTTTGGCAAACCGGCTTTGCTTGTCAAGCGTTTGCTTGATGACCAAACCTTGTTTGAAATATTCGGGAATGCCCGAATTAATCATTTCTTCAGCCGCCACATTTAAGTCGGATGGGCCACCCTTTGCTGTGATGGCAGCTTGCATCTTAGACAGCGCAGCTTGATCGCGGCGCATCTGCTCAATCTGCATCTGCGAGACTTCAGCTTGACGCTGACCGCTTTGAATCTGCTGTATAGCCGCATAGTCGGCCAACGCATTCTGTTGCGGCATCTCAGGAGCGCGAAAACTCATTGCAATGTTTGGGTTTACAAGTGCCATGATTAATCCTTAGCGAAGCCCAATAGACTCGTTGTAGCCGGAGTAAGGTTCTGTGCCTATGTACCCGCCTCGACCGCCGATAGCTTGTTGCAGCAAAGCATTGCGCTGTTGGCCTTGACTGTAATTCATGTATTGCCCCAAACCCTGCGACAGCGCGTTAGCACCACCCATGTAACCAGAGGCACGGGCCTGCGCTGCTTGAGCGCCAGCCTCACCGACACCAGTTGCCATTGCTTGACCAGCTTGGCCTAGCTGGGCTACAGAAGTTTGACCCATACCGGTTAAAGATTGCAATGGGTTAAGACGAGCCTGACGCTCTGTCTGGTAGCGATTGAAAGCGTTGGTGTACTCTTGGCTACCCATCTCTTGGCCGTAGCGTTGAGCGCCTTTTAGAGCAGCCCCAGAGATTAGCCCGCCACGGGCAGCAGCTTGACGATCAAGTGCTTTTTGGCCTTCAGCCAAACGGAAACCGTAACCTGGGTCTTGCTGAAACTGATCCATGCCAAAGTTTGTGTACCTAGATGCAGCTTCTAGTTCTGGCAACGCACGAACACCAGCCTCGCGGAACGGGGCTTGCAATTCGACTTGACGCTCAAACTGTTCTCTTTGCAGTTGAGCCGCACGGTCAGCCGCACCAGCTTGCACGTTTGCCGCGCTTCTGGCTGAACTGCCACCAATTAAAGAACTGCCGATAACTGCGGCGGCCATCATCCAAGGCATATTAATTCTCCTCTAGGCATCGCGCCAATTTTTGAGCTTCTTTAATGTTGCCGTCAACAATTAAAATTTCATCTACGTCATCAACGTCAGTGCATTTGGTAGCGTGGATGCAATACCAAACCACATTGGTAAGCGATTTTACGCCGTGATGTTTGTTTGCTTCAATGGTTAAACAAGCAGGCGCATGAATAACCGATTTAACGCCGTCTACAACCAATTCTACCGAACCGGCGGCAAGAATGGACAAGTGATCAAATTTGTGCTTGTGCTGCACCAAAATTTGACCAGCGGGGATAAACGCTTCTTTAGCGTAAACGCCTGCGCTAAAATGGTGTTGAATCATCAAATTATTCCAAAAGCAGGTTGTTGTTGGACGCAGCTTGCATGATGACCCAATTTGTGCCGTCAGACACTATTGTCGCCCAATTTCCCACAACATCCAAGAGAATTGCTGTTCCAGCCGAAGTGCTGTCAAGCGGCACAACATTACTTGACGCGGACACCAAAAGCTGTGCTTGCATATTTTTGAAGGTAACCTGACGCCCAGTGTAAACCGATGGCGTTGGCAGGGTAACAACGCAAGTTGAACTTGACTTGTTGTTGATGATCCAAGATTCAGTGTCTGCTAGGGTAAAGTCCGCAGTCTTTGTAGCTGGGGCTGAAGTGGTTGCAAAGCCCCACGATGGAGCAGCGCTAGGGCCGTTGGTAAGAAGCACCTGACCAGCAACCCCAGGGTGGAGTTTTGCCAAAGTGGTTGTGGTATTTGCGTACAGGATGTCGCCTACCAGATAAGACGAAATACCCGTGCCGCCATTGATTGCAAGGGTTACGCCAGTACCCTCGCCAGTAATCGTGTACAGATTGTAGAAAAACCGATACCACTCCCGCGACATCAACCCTGATCGTGGATCAATAAGTTCAACACGGGGCGCCGTGATTTGAGTGACGTTGGGCGTTGTAGCCATTATGCGTTTGTTGGGCTAATCAATAACTCTGCGCCCATGATTGCAACTTTTACGGGGTCGGTCATTGATATTTCATAGACCCGGTCACGCAACTTGAGCGTCATGCCAAGCCTGCGCCAAAAGACACGGCGGTAATACTCGCCGATCTTGCCCATTTTGCTTAGGTGTTCATTTGACCAGGTGTGACCGCCATCGTCAGAAAAGCGCAACATGATCTCAGGGTCGCTGCCTTGACCGGTGATCAGCCCAGTGCCCGACTCACAGTCCAGTTGTAAGCTGTGCTGCGCCGTGCGCTTGAGGTTGTTTTGACCCGTTGGCAATGCTCTCCATGACCGCAACCACTTTTGGATGCCGCCGTTGTCGGCGTACACATCAAGGTCAAGGGTATAGATGTTGCCGTTTTGATAGTCACCGACTACCGTGTTGCCGCCAAAGTTACATTGGCAGTTGCTGCGGTGGCGGGTAAATTGACCCAATGAAGTATCCCAGCCCGCACGCTCGTGCCACGCTTGGGTAGACACATCGTAGACCCAAGTAGCGTTGGCAGTGGGGAATGTCAGCACATAGAAGGCATGGCCTTCTTGCTGGTAGGTGTAGGCAACAGCGTCCGAGATGTTGCCGTACTGGGCAATGGCGTACTCAATGGCGTGGGTGGAAACGCGAACGCCAGTGTAGCCGTTGGCTCGATAGACAATACCCTGCCCACGGGCGTCCGTGCCAAGCCAGAATAGGCCATTGTCAAGTTTTGCAATAGAGAACGCTGCTACGCATCCAATTTCGTTAAAAGCGCCTTGGATGCGCTGCAAGGGAAAGTCAGCAGCGCCGGAGTCGTACCAGACTTCAACCGAATCAGTGCCAAACAACCATGCTTCGCGGTGATCCACAATAATCCCAACCAATCCGTCTGGTGAGCCTTCGGCAGACGCAAAGTCAAGGGGGTCAACGGAAGTGCCGTCAAGCAATTGAGTTACCCACACTTTTTGACTGTCGGGTTCGTTAAAAACAAAATACCCGTCCAAGTAGGCTACGGTCACAGCACCCGTAAAGTCAGGGTCAGTGATCTGGGCAAATACGTTGGTGACTTCGTTGTAGATAAACCCGTCAGGATTGCAAGCTAAAAAGATTTGCGTGCCATTGTCAGCAATCGACACTGGGCCAGTGCCGGTCACCGTGCCCAGCAAAGTGGGCGTAGCGGTCAATCCAGTGACTTTATAGAACTGAGTGCCGGACACAACATAAAAGTCGCTGCCGTTGGTCTGGTGCGCCCACAGCGCCCGGATTGGGCCGGTGCCTATGGTTTGCTGGAACTGAAGGCCGGGGGCGCGGTTAAGAAACGCCGGTTCTTTGCCGCCCTCGGGGATGACTTCGGGAAACAAATTGACCATGCGGTTGTCCGCAGCGTTGATGCTGCGGGCAACGTAGCTTGACCCAAGGATCGGCGTCTTCATCAGTAATTGCCAGCATAAATGTTAAAGCGCTGCCGAGTCGCCACAATGGCGTAAGGCATCGACATTACATCGTCAGGGTTGTTGATGCGTTTCAGATTGCGCTTGCTGGTCATGGCAATGCGCTGCACTTGGGGGCTTGGCTCGACACCAAACTCAGGTGCAATCTCCATCGCCAAGTTGTAGGTGAACGCACGCAAGTAGCCTGGCGGGAATAACAGGTCGGTCACCAGCGTGGCGGGGTTGCTCAGTTCTTGCACTGACACAAAATGCCATTCCAGATCGCGTGTAGGTTGCGGGTAGATCGTCATCGTAACGTCTGGGTAAGTCATGTTTACAAAAATGACTTGCGGATACGTTGACGTTACGGTCTTAACCGCAATACCGTTGTACTGCTGCTGGTTGATGAACTTGACGCCAAACGACACGTTTGTGCCAGGGTCACGAAAATAAGTTGACTCGTCCAACAGCACGGGGCGCAGCCCTATGAAGTTACCAGAAGGGCCAAGCGTGCGAGTAATTTGCCCTGCGGGCCAAGTAAAAGTTTGATCTTGTGTGCAAAAGACAGACAGGCGCTCAGTGTTCCATGAGTCGATCATCTGATTCATCGCCATCAGACTGTCTTGCATGACAGACGCCGATGACGTTTCGCCTTCGGCTAGCACACCAAGCAGCCGAAGCGCTCTGGTTATCTGATCGCCCGCCGTGTAAATCGCCATGATCAGACTCCTTCGGCTACAGCCTTACGTGTGTATTTGCGCTTAACTTC